GTCTTTGGTGACACCAAAGACAACGCTTTTGGGTGCTTTCTTGCAGGACTTGCCGGTGAAGATGACGCACTCGTCGCACCAGGGGGTAAGTGGACGAACGCAGGTTGTGTGTTTGGCCCCAAAAGAGCAGTCGCGTGGCGAGTTCTCGACGCCCAATACTTCGGAGTGGCCCAACGCCGCCGCCGCGTGTTCGTTGTCGCAAGTGCTAGAGAGGGATTCAACCCCGCAGAAGTTCTTTTTGAGTTCGACGGCGTGCGCCGGGATACTGCGCAGGCTGGGGGCGAAGGGTCAGCAACCGAAGTTGAGGGAAACGATTGCGGCGATGAACCGGGTGCAGGAGTCTGGTGGGATGGGCGACGAGTAAGCCAAACGCTAGACGCTGTACTCTACAAAAAACAGGCCATGCCTGAGAAAAACAGGTTCCCCGCGGTAATGGTCCCCGCGTGGCAAAAGTGCGAGTGTTGCGGGGACTACCTGTGCAACGTCCACCCCGGCCAACACACCCATGACTGTGATTGCCCTTCGATAGACGCATGGGCCGAGGAAAACATATACCCATACGCGCCGTGCGTACTGCGATTTATAACCCCCCGCGAATGCGAACGTCTGCAAGGCTTCCCCGACGACTACACGCTGGTGCCGCACCGCGGCAAGCTGGCCGCCGACGGCCCACGCTACAAGGCGCTCGGCAATAGCTGGGCGGTGCCAAACGTGCGCTGGATTGGCGAACGCATTAAGGCGGCGCTATGAGCAAACCCTTTAAGCCTCACGGCTACCAGCTCCAAATGATTGACCATATCGTGGCGCGTGCGCGCTGCGCGTTGTGGGTGTTCATGGGTGGCGGCAAGTCGGTGGCCACCCTCACGGCGCTCGATGCGTTGAGCATGGCCGAGGACGACGTGTACCCGGCCCTGGTGCTGGCCCCGTTGCGGGTGGCCAAGACCACATGGCCCGAGGAAGTCCTGAAATGGGACCACCTGGCCCGGGTCCGCGTGGTGCCTATCGTGGGTAGCGCGTCGGAGCGCGTAGCCGCGCTGCGCACGGCGGCCGACGTGTACACATGCAACTATGAGAATTTGCCCTGGCTCACCGAGTATTGGGGTGACCGGTGGCCGTACAAAACCATCGTCTTGGACGAGGCCACGAAGGTTAAGAGCTTTCGGCTGCGCCAGGGCGGCAAGCGCTCGCAGGCGTTGGGCAAAGTGGCCCACCGCAAAGCGAAGCGTTTGATCGAGCTATCCGGCACGCCAGCCCCCAACGGGTTGAAAGACCTATGGGGCCAGATTTGGTTTTTGGACATCGGGGAGCGGCTGGGCCGCACCTACGACGCATTCAAGCAGCGGTGGTTTCAGCGCTCGTTTGACGGCCACGGCATCGACCCCTTAGACCACGCGCAGGCCGAGATTCAAGACAAGCTGCGCGACGTGTGCTTGACGGTGAAAGCCGAGGATTGGTTCGATCTGAAAGCCCCCATCACGCAAACGATTTACGTGGACCTACCCATGAAAGCCCGCAAGCACTACGCGGAGCTGGAAAAGGATATGTTCACCCAGCTCGCCGAGCATGCGGTGGAGGCGTTCGGCGCCGCGGAGCGCACCATGAAATGCTTGCAATTGGCAAGCGGTGCGCTGTACACGGCGAAAGACGAATGGGAAGTGTTGCACGACGGCAAGATAGAGGCGCTAGAGTCGATTGTCGAGGAATGGAACGGCGAGCCCGTGCTGGTGGCCTACCACTTCAAGAGCGACCTCGCGCGGCTCAAGAAAGCGTTTCCAAAAGCGCGCCACCTGGACAGCAACCCCAAGACCATCGCACAGTGGAACGCGGGCGAGATACCGCTGTTGCTGGCCCACCCGCAGAGCGCAGGGCATGGCCTGAACCTGCAATACGGTGGGCGGGTGCTGGTGTACTTCTCGCACTGGTGGGCGCTTGAGGACCGATTGCAAATCGCGGAGCGCATCGGCCCGGTGCGCCAGCTCCAAGCCGGGCTAGACCGCTCGGTGTTTATTTACAACATCGTCGCCCGCGATACGGTGGACGAGCTGGTGATTGCGCGCAACGACGAGAAGTTTAGTGTGCAAGAGGTTTTGCTGAATGCAATGAAACTTCGCAAAATACAATAAATTCGTAGTACAATACATTTACTGTAAATAGGACGCAAAATGCCGAACACCGAAACCCCACCCACACCAGCCCCCGAGCCGGTGAAGGTGCCGCCTAACACCCGCAGCCTGTGGGCGCGGCCTGAGTACGTGCCCCCGCCCAGCACTCCCGTGCGCCCCGGGGAGAACGACCACCACGCCATTAAGTCGAGGGGCGAATGAGTAAAAAAGATACGCCCAACTTCGGCGCGTGGAAGCTAGAAACCTTAGCTGACTGCGCCAGGCAAATGTACATACGGCTACAAGAGCTGAACGACGCGAACGAGCAATTGCGTCTTGATTTGAAAGACGCAATGAAATTAGTTAGACAACAACACAACAAGGAAGCCACATGAACCGCGAAGAATTTGACGACGAAGTAAACAACATCACAAGCCGCGACGAGGTGCTGCGTTTTGTACATAACGCCGTGCTGGCCCTGTTTATTTTGGCAATCTTAGCCATGCTGTGGTGCTGCAATGGGGGCTATTAAAACGATATGGCTCCGCGAGTTCTACGACCCCAGCACTCCGCCACAGCCAGCAGTAGCAGCACCGCAGACAGACAAACCCCTAAGCAAGAACGCGAAATCAGTCTTAGGTGCAGCGCAAAAAGGCTACTTGAGCACACGACAAGCTCAGAACTATCTTTGCATTGCTCGGATTAGCGTAGAGCGAGCACACAAAGAACTGCAAGAAGCTGGCTTGCTGATTGGCATCGGCAAAGGAACAGCGCGGCGGTATCTTGTGGATAGAGCCATTGGATAACGCCGAGTTGAGCGCCCCAACGGGTGCGACTCGGACGCCCGGTTATCGGGCTGGAACAACAGGAGAGACGCATGATTGATACCGACGCGCCAAAGGGCTACGACTGCCAGTGCTGCAAGAAAAACCATAAGTACCCGGCCTACGTCTTTGCGCATTGGGATGTAACCCTTACGCATAAATGTGACGAATGCGGCGCTACCCATGACATTTTGCGAGGTGTGGCCGGTATGAAAAGCCTCCCGCAAGAACTGCCAGATAACGCAGACCCGAAAGAATCCATAGGCCCGAACGCAAAACCACTCTACCTCTCCCCCGGCGCTCAGTCGCAAGATGCGCGGGATGCGGCACGTTGGAGCGCCCACGTACAACATGAGGCACAACTTCGATTGAGGCGTTTTGGTGGGGATATTGAACGCCACAAACTAGAAGTAGTTGCTGAAGCAGTGCTCAAGAAAGCGAGGGGGGAATAATGTTCTTAACCGAGCAAGAATTGATCGACCTAACAGGGTTCCGCCAGCCATCCAAGCAAGTCGCGCACCTGAAAGCCCAGCGCATACCGTTCCATGTGAACCGCGCTGGCCACCCAAGGGTCGTGCGCGCAGTGTTGGAAAACAATGTAAAGGCAGTAGAGAGAATCCAGTCAGCCGCAGAGTTGTGGGTTGAATTTGAACTAAAAAAGCGTGCAGTTAAGCAGGCAAAAGCAGATCGAAAAGCCGCCAAGAAACAGGCGACTCTTGACGCCTTGCCTGCATTGAAGCGTCATCACTGCGCCAAGCGCAGGGCATCGTTCGCTAGACAACTCCCCGCGTGGGCTGACTTAGCCGCAATCAAGGTGATCTACCAACAGGCGCGAGACATGACAAAAAATACAGGGATACCTCACCACGTTGACCACATCATCCCGCTAACAGGGAAGAAGGTCAGCGGGCTGCATGTCCACAATAACCTGCAAGTGATTAAGGCGCGTGAGAACCTTAGCAAGCACAACAGTTTTGAGATACAGAATGGCTGAATTTCTCACACAAATAGACCTGCATCAGTTGACTGGATTTGCGCGTCCAGGCAAGCAAGCAGACTGGCTAAAGCAGAACGGAATTCCGTATCGTGTTGATGGGTCAAGGGTGATTGCTTCTAATAAGCATGTGCAGTCTTGGCTTGAAGGTCGTACAGTAGTCAGCGCAGCAGGGCCTAACTGGAGTGCAGTTAAATGAATAAGTATCCACGCCTAAGAACCCACACCCGCAAAGGTAAAGGCGGGCAGGTGTGGACTTGGTGGACGTATGACCAGCGACCACATGGGCCTGAGATTAGCCTTGGAAGTGACTACGCCAAGGCCCTAGAACAGTGGAACATGATTCACAACAAGAAGCCGCTAACGATTGGCAGAGTTCAAGAAGCCATCAACCGCTGGCGCGAGGAATGCCTGCCCGGGTATGACAACAAAGACACCCGAGCCTCATACACCCGCCAGCTTGCAAACATAGAGGCGTGGTGCGGTGGGATGGCGTGGCACGAAATAACCCTCCCGCTGTTGCGCCGGTATCTGGACCAGCGCAGCGCAAAGACGCAGGGCAATCGAGAGTTGGCTGTTCTGTCAATTGTCTGGGGTAAGGCTCGCATGTGGGGCATGACTGAGCTGCACTGGCCTGCCGCTGGCGTCAAGAATTGGAAAAACCCCGAACAGGCACGGGAGTTTGAAGTGACCGACGCACTGTTCAATGCCGTGTATGAGCAGGGCGACCAGGTTCTAAAAGACTGCATGGACATCGCCACCACCACTGGTATGCGCCTGACAGACGCACGGACCTGTCGTATGCCCGTAGATGGAAAGCTGCGGTTCAAGAGCACCAAGACCGGAAAGATGGATTACTTCGTCGTGGAGAAGTCGCCAGTTTTGACCGCGCTGCTGGCACGCCGTGGCAATGTGGATTGCGTCATGCTTCTGACTACCAGCACCGGGCGTCAGGTCAGCCAGCGGATGCTGCGCGACAGATACGACGATGCCCGGGCCAAGGCTGCAAAGGCGAACCCAGAACTGGCAGAGCAGATCAAGGCGATGTTTCTGCGCGACTCTCGCAAGCGGGCCGCTGATCTGGCCGAGGATGATGCCAGCGCCAGCAAGCTATTGCAGCACTCCAGCGTCAAGCTGACAACCACGCATTACAGGCGAAAAGGCACTGAATTGAAGGCCGTCAGATGATGTCTGCATTGCCTTCCGGCCAGAGTGAAGCAACCGACGATTAAATGCAGACGTGATCGGGCTGTAAGCCGCGCCCAGCCTCATTTATGTACCGGACTCAAAATCCCGCGCCGCAAGGCGTGCCGGTTCGATTCCGGCCCCGGGCACCATGCTTTCTAGCTACAGAATAGATAGCATGTCTGCATTCATGTCTGCACCGTGTCTGCAAAAGCTGGTTTTTCCCGCAAAACTACTCACCCCTTGTTCGTAGTCGCCACGTTCGGGTCGGCCTGCGCCTTACCCCTAAACCACGATGCGATGCCCAATATGGGTGCAACAACACCGACCAGCGCGGCCATCGCACCGATCATGGCTGGCAGGTAATTCAACACCTCTGCCCTGCGGTCCAAGAAAATCACAGTGACATACGCCAGGGCGACGGTGATAGAAGTCATCCCGACATTTGCAGCCACTGCGAAGCCAATGGCTGGACGCCAGGAATAGGTCGGCCAGTGTTCGCTTGCCGCTTCTGATTGCATCGTCTTGTTGACGTTTGCAGCGGCTTCCACGGCAACGCGCTCCAGGTCAACCCCGGCGTCTATGGCATGGGTTCGCAGCGCGGCGTCAATCTCGGCCAACTTAATTCTGCCCTCGGGGGTTTCGTTCAAGTTGGACATGGCAGCATTTACCGCGTCAACAGTCTCTGCGGGTGCACCTAGCTTGTCTGCCAGGAACTTAACTGCGAGGCCAGCCAGGGGTCCACCCAGCAACGTGGCCGCTGTCGGTGCGAGTGATTTAAGCCAATCCATATCAGACTCCCTTCGTGCAAATAGTCACCAGGCCAGGCTGGCCAAATTCCGCCCTCACATCGCCGCCCGTCGCGGGTGCCGTTGGCCTGTTGACATCGCACACAGCGCCAACCGGTGCGCGGCCCGCTTCCTTTGTGCCGACAACCCCGTTGGCCAGGGCGTAGGCTGGCCGGGTGGTGCTGGTGCCGTTCGGCTTAACTTTCCAAATTGGTGCGGGGAACCACACCGCCGCATGGGCCGCCGCGATGTTCAATCTCTCAAAGCACAACCGCCCGTCGTCGCTGTTTTCCTGCGCCTTGTCGGGCGTGCAAACCCATGTGACATTTGCGTCCCATAAACCACCCACCCCAGCGTCAAAATTGGACGCCATGAAGCGCGCCGCGCCGAGAGCGCACCCACCATACTTGCCGCACGACAACCCGTTTTCTAGCGGCTTGCCTTGGGCGTCGGGGCACCACCAGTAGACGTGCAGCCCGTTCGCGCCGTTCACGAACCGGGCCGGGTGTTCGGTTGTTGGGCCTTTGAATCCGGGTATGCAGGCGGGCGCAGCCTGGGCGATACCTGCGGTGCAAAGTACGGCAAGCGCGCACACGGCGAGCCACGCGAACAGGCTAATTGATAGGCGGGTAAGGTAATTCACAATCTATCCTTCACTTCTTTGACAAAAATCAAACTGGGTTTTTGGCAGCGTGGGCACGGGCCGCAGCCAGGGTCCGCGCGTACCAACTCTTTGCGGCAAAACGCGCAGCGCAACAGGTATCTCATGGATAGACAAACCACGGCAATTGAAAATGCGGGCCGTCTTTGAGCGTGGCCCAATCGCCGCCCCATTCGATGTGAACCCCCAACTCGGTAGCCGCTGACTTCACAGTGGCGGCGAGGGTTTTGTAGTACGGGAATTTCCACGACAACTCGTCGGCATCGACAACGCGATCTGCGTCCCGATCTTCCCAAATCGCCAGGTCAACCGCGCAACTCATGCCGCACTCGTTTGACTCCCGCAAGTGGCGCGAGCGTAGGGTTTGCGTCTTGCCTAGCGCCAGTAGTTCGCTTTGCCGCTTGGGGGTGCGGACGCCTTCGATGACGATAAACAGCAACGGGGCCTGCGCCGCCGCACGCTCGACCACCCGCACGAGGTCAGGGTGGACGCCGGATAGGCGGGTCAAGTCCCGTGCGGATAGCTTAAAACCTCTAATCATTTCTCCCACCTCTCGGTTTCAAAACTACGAGCCATAGCACGAGCAAAAGCGCGGCGATAAACACAGCGAGCATGGAGTCAACTACTAGCATTCCGAGCCTCGATAGCCGCTGCTTGGTCGCGTAAAGTGCGCGCCTCATTTGCGAGATATTCAGCATGAACTGGGTCGCCTCTGCCCTCTGCGAACTTGGCCGCAACGTCAAGCTCCGACGCTTGCTCGCGCAATGTCGGGTAGGGCTCGGGCGTCACGGCTTGAATCCATGGTTAACGGCCCACTCACGCGCCATGTAAAAGAGAGCCAAAATTCCGGCCCACACAAGCCCTTGCAAGGTGTGCCCAATGATTGCGCGGCGTAGGGCAATGCTCTGCGATTCGCGCTCAATTGCGAGCTTCACCCAGCGGCTTTCGTCAGCCGAAAGTTGATGCTCAAGAGCGTGCTTGATTTCCTCCAGGCTGGTGGCCATGCGCCCGACTTTGTGGGCGATGATTGTGTAATCAACATCGGCCTGTCGGCGCGCTGGCGTTTCAGGTTCGTACTCGGGGAATGCTTCGCTCATGCCAACTCCTACGGAATCAATGACAAGTTACTACCCGCCACCGCACAGGTGACGACATTGGCCACGCCTGTGGCCCACGGGTTGTTTAATTCCCGTATCCAGAAGTACAGGCCAACGCTGACCGCAATCAGCGGGACGTAGCCGCCGACACTCATAGACCAGGCAACAATGGGATTGGCCTCTACGCCTAGGCCGCTGTTAATCAGGTACATGGTGGACAGCACATCCACTGTTTTGCACACCGCAAAGGTGGTGGGCGATGTAATGACATCCTCTATCGTCAGCGTCGGCACAGGTGCCACCGTGCCCAGTGCCAGGATGGCGGCCACTATCGCAAGCCAGGCGCGCAATGTTTTCATGGTTAGAGCCTCGCAAATTTGATGATGCCCAGCGCCATGCCGTACAGACAGACACATAGAACTAACCACTCAAACCAGCTCATGGCAAATCCTCCACCGGCTCTGGTGGCGGCGGGTTGCGCAGCGCGTATAGGTCTAGCGCCTCTTGTGTGGCACCGTCTATCAACGCTTGTGCAGCGGAGCGGGCCTGCGCATCGTCCTCGATAGCCGGGTTGTCGATCACGCTGGCCACGCCTTGGGCGCTGTACACCGTCACCGTGGCGGGCTGGGTGACGGGTGGCAGGGTTAAGCGCCAATGGGCTAACTCCAAGGCCCTCGCGTCAAACAAAAGCGCCATGTCGGCACGCGCTGCGGCGTTGGTCACGGCGGTGGCCTCGGTGGCATCCTTCACCATGGTTATCTCGGCCAGTTCCTCGGCGGTGGCGGTACGCATGCCAGCCAGGTGACCCAGCAGGATGGTGCGCAGTTCGTTTTGCCGAACTTCACTCACTTGGGACGCCACCAGCGCGCGGCCCCGGTTTTGAATGTCGGCCTCGGTCCAGACATCGTTAGCCATCAAATTGACGTAGCTCATTAGTTGCTCCTTACGGCCATGACGGACACCCACACCGTGCTACCGGGCGCCACGGCAAAGGTGACGGTTTCGGCAAAGCCATCGGTGTTGACGGTGTAGTCTTTGGATGCGCCCAGGCGCTTGAGCGTGCCCGCGCTGTAGACCGCTTTGGTGGTGTAGCCCTTGGGCAGGACAAAGGCCACCTGACTGGTCACCGCGTCAAAGTCAAAGAACACCGGGGTTTTGCCCAGCGCTTTGCGTGCGATGTCTTTTCGGCGCAGTTCGTCGCGCAGGTACATGGCCGGTGCGTAAACCTTGCCACTACTTGCACCACCCGTGATTACCACACCCTCATTGGCTGATAGGCTTGTGAGCGCGCCCGTGGTGGTGGCTTCGCTGTCAACGCGCAACAGGTCACGGAAGCCACTGCGGCCCCAGCTAGTACCTACGTGCAGCACATCGGCTACATCGTCATAGGCCAGGGCGGTGACTGCGGTAGAGCTGCCCGCAATCGTGCACTGGGCATTGGTTTGAAACAGGGGCAACTCGGTGCGGTAAATATGCGCGATCTGGTCGGCGCTGGGTGCGGTGGCGGTGATGCGAACCAGGCTAAACAGTGTGCCTGGGTTGGCGCTATTGCCGATTTGCAGCGCATCGCCCGTGCCCACACTACCCGCCAGCGCGGCGGAATGCTTTTGCACGCCGTTGACGTATACCAATAACACACCGGCCACCCGCACCACGGCGACATGATTCCAAGCGCTCACATTGACCACGCCAGCGATGCTGGTGCTAGTTGACGCAACAGATACCTGCACCGTACCTACGTCACCGGCTATGTACACATACAGTTTTGATGCGCCACCGCGATTGGCCAAATACTGCGCACCCCCTAGATTGGCGGGGTTCACCCAGCCCATGATGCAAAAGTCGCCGGTCCCAAAATTCAGGTCAGTGTTGTAAGGCTGCTCCAGGTAGTTGGCCACGCTCCAACCGGAGTAAGCCACCAGGGCCGCGCCCGAAGCCACGGCGGTTTTGGTCAGCGAGCCATTAACCACCAGGCCTTTGTTTTTGACGCTGCGGTCTGCGTCGGCCAGCTTGACGCTGATGTCATCCAGGCTGACAGTGCCCGTAGAGTAGCAACTCACCAAGAGTACATGGCTAGTGGCCGTGGCAACAAACGTGGCAACGGTAATGCCAGATGCAATGGGGTAAATATCCAAGACACTACCGCCACCTACGGCCACTTCCACGTTGGCCGACCCCGCCACCTTGTTGATGGTTAGTGCGTAGCTGCGACCCACCACCAGGCCGCTCAGTGTTTGACTGCGCCCGCCGCGATTGCTGACGTCTACCCCCGTTAAATTGAGGTAGCCCGACGCATTCCAGGCGCTAGAGCCCGTGCCGGTGTTGGCTGCCGTCCAGCTTGATATGTCCGTGGCAAACGTCCCGTTGGCCACCAGCTCACCGCTGGCGGTAATCGTCCCCGCCGTGGTGTCGGCAAGGTAGGCCCCGCGTATGTCGCCCAGGAGCCAGCCGCTGTTGTAGGCGTTGGTGATGTAGGCCACCATGCCTTTGGTGGGGGTGGCTGGGTTTTCTTTGAGAATGGTTAGGCCGGATGCGCCACGCCCAACAACATGATTTTTTGTAGCCGCAGGGGCAGCCGTGGCGTTTTCCGCAGGGACGGTGTTGATTGAGTAATAGTTACCGGCAAACGCAGCCGCTAGGCCCACCAAAGATACCGAATACCACCCAGTAGCAACCCCAAGAAAGTGCCCATACGCCATTTGCTGGCCAAACATGCTGACACCTAAAACACCAACGGTAGTGCTGCTATTCACCACCGTGCCGTCATCCTTAATCACACTCACGCCGCCTGCGGTGGCTACCGCGACGGTGGGCACGGGCATGCCTGTGGCGGGGTCGATGGGGGCGGTGTCTAGGACGGTGATAGCCACATCGTTTACAAACTGGTTGACAATCAATCGCCCCGTGACCATGGATGCGGTGGAGTAAACGTTTCTACTGGCGATGCCTCGCGGGTTGAATGTGTATTCCGTGCGGTCGAAGAAGCGGGAGCCGCCGTCCGCCACAAAGTTGACGATAGACAAAACGCCATATGCACCGCTGGAGCCGCCGACAAGCAATGCGCCATCCCTTGCGGCCACGCTAGTTACCAAAGATGACCCGTAGCTGATGGTTGTCCACCCGGCTAGTTGCCCTGTAAACACCATCCACATCGGGCACCCGGTTTGCGTCAGGTCATAAATAACCACCCGCGCCGTTTCCGCCACCACCGCCACCTGCGCCGGAAACTCGCGCACGTTGCCCCGGAAAATCTCGGTCTGTGTACTGGCACTGGTGGGCGCGTAAAACTTGCCGTCTGCCGTGCTTTGGTACGCACCGCCTGTGACGCTGCCACACGCCGCCCAGCCTGCCGCGTTGCTTGCGGCTTGCCCACCCCAAGTGCCGGTAAATCCCAGCGCCTCGGTGTACCAGCTCTTATCGGCACAGCGCTTGCGCCAGGCGCCGCCGTCGCTGTCTTTGGATGTGTCGTAAATGATGGCCTTCACGACTGCACCAAAATGGATAGACCGGGACATGGCCGCAAGCTGCTCGGCGGGCGCAGTGCTCGCGGCCCACGCGGCAATGGCGGCGTCTCGCGCGGCGGTGGCCTCGGCGCCTTGCGTCAGGTTGGCCACTTCCAGGGCGTTGGCCTCGGTAACGAAACCTGGCAGGGCCGCCATAAAGGCATCGGCGCGGCTTGCGAAATTAACCGAGTCCGACCGGCTGGGTGGGGTGGGGAGTTGGGAGAGTGCCATTAGGTGAGTCCTTCAATTTCAAGGCTGCAAAAAGACGTATCGGGGTAAGCGACATCAATAGAAAAGTCGCGGTAATAGCCGAACATCGTCAAGGGCTCGAAGCCAGCGGTTTCGGTTGCAAGCCAAGCGCATGGGGTGGCCCGTAGGTCGGCAAGCACCCGCTGCACTTTGTTGAGCTGGGCGCGTGCCAGCATGAGCCGTGCGGTCATGCGTTTGCTGTACGCGCGCCGGGTAAAGGTGGTGACGCCGAACGCGTCGGTGTCTTTGCGGCTGTAGTCCACGATGCCCGCGGTGGGGCCTGGCAGGGTGTCGCCCAGCACGTAGACCCCGCCCGCAATGAGCGTGCCGCATTTCGCGTTGCCGCTGCCTGTGACGGTGACTGTGATATGGGCATCAGCGTAGGGCGGTAGGTCCGTGTAAACCACCTCGGCCAATTGCACACTGGCCTCGAAAAAGTATTGATACCAGTCGGCAATGATCGTGCCGTCCAACACCTTGGTGGCGCTGTAGACAATCGCCCCAGCGAGCGCATCGCGCACGGTGATGGCCAGGCTTGAACCCTCTAACCCGAACAGGGCCAGGCCGTTGCACAGGCCGGGTTTGACGACGGTGGTGAGCGTAGTGGCCGCACTCGTTTGTGTGCTGTTCTCGTTGTCGAACATGGCCCATTTGTTCGAGGGGGCCACGTCCGCCCAGTTCGCCACGTCGGACTCGGGAATGGTTGCGGTGGTGCCCGCAATGAGGCGCTGGTAGATGCGCTGCGTTGTTGTGCGCAACACCTTGTCGCCCACGATGTAGGCCGTGCCCGCATTCCATGCGGTGTAGGTTTCCGCGGCGGTGGTACTCACCAGCATGGCGCTGGTTATGGTGATTGGTTTGATTACTTTCATGCAGCCACCATTTGCAAACTGTTGCCGTCGGGCGTTACGCGCTCGAGAATCTTGGCGGTTTTGTTTGTGTTAGAGGCGGTGGCGCGCGCCTCGATGCGCAGGTTGGACACCTCGGCTGTCAAACGCTCCACCAGGGCCTCCAAGCGGGAGCTGTCACTTGAGAACATGCCGCGTGTTTGGCTGGCGTTGTAGATGCGGCTGGGGCCGGTCACTTCCAGCTCGGGGCCGTTCTCACCCACCAAGCGCATGCCGCCTGCGTGGAAGCCGCCCGCGGCGAACGCTGGCGTTCCGCCCAGTGCGGTTACCACGGCGCGCAGGCCCGCAGCGGTCAGGCCGCCGCTCGATTCGATAGCGCGGGTAATGGCGCGGGTGCTGTCGTCCAACAACACCAGGGAGGCGTCGATGCCGTCCAACAGGGCCAGGCTGTCGGCTTGGTAGTTGGCCGGTGCACTGGATTCGAGCTGGTCCGCGATGGTGCCGCTCTGCGCGAACAGCGTCGAGGTGGCCACTGCCCAATCCGCCCGACTGCTTGCGGTGTTCTGCAACGCGCTGGTGAGGCCCGGTAGCGCCGCGGTGAGCTTGTCTGCGTAGTTGGCTTTATCGGAGCCGCTGGTGGCCAGCGCAAGCGCGTAGTTCTTAGCGAAATCGCGCTGTTGCAGGTCGGTGCTTTGCGCAGCATCGAGCTGGCCACCACGCGCGGCGCGCACCGCTTCGCGCAAGCTGTTTGCGCTGGCGGACATTTGCTGCGCGAGCGCCTTCTGCGACTCGTAGTATTTAACAGTTTCCTCGCGCAGCTTTTGCAGCGCGGGCACGCTCTTGCTGGCTTGGGCGGCCCACCGGTCCACGGCACCGGCGTAGTCCAACGCGGCGCGGGCGGCGGCCTGGTCGGACGCAATCTTGGTGGTGGTGGCCTGCGCCGCTGCGTTCTGCGCTGCGGTGAGTGCGGCTTGCGCGGTGACTACGGCCTGCGCGGCACTGGCCAGCGCGGCGTCGCCACCCGACAGCGTAGTGTTCAGTGCGCGGTAGCGCGGGTCGGCTTTCAGGCCCGCCACGTCGGGGCTGTATGTGGTAGAGGCCCAGCCCAAAGTGTTGGTGTAGCTGGTGTACCCGATGCTGTTGAACGGGTTGAGCCGGTTGGTCGCGGGGTTGTAGTTGTAGGCGGCGTTGTCTTCACCGCTGGAGTTGAGGCGGATAGAGGTGCCGTGTGGGCTGTAGGCACCAGCCAAGCCCCGCAGCTCTGCGTTTTTGTTCTGGTAGAACGCAACGGTGCTCTCCCGCGCGGTCTGCGCCGTACCTAGCTGTGTGGAGTTCGCGGCAACCACCGCGGCGGCTGCGACGGCGGCGGCGCTGTTCCCGGTTGCCGTAGCGTTTGCCGAGTCGAGCGCGGCGCTGCTTGGGGCGCCCGCCGTGGCGTTGATGATGTCCAGCGCTGCGCGAATGCTGGCCGCGGACATGACACCCGACGGGCTTATGTTGGCTTTGTCACCAATGATGTCGGTGCGCGCAGCGGCAATGCTGTCCACCAGCTTTTTGATGCCCCCGGCCGTGCTGGTGAGCACCGCTTGCAAGGTGTCCACGTCGGCGGCGATGGTGGCGAACGCGCCGGACAAGTTAATAAGGGTGGCGTATGTCTTGCGGCCCGCCTCGGTGCTTACGTCCTGCGCGTTGACTAAATCCCGATACCCTTCGATAGACTCGGGCAGCGCGATGTTCATAGCGCCGAATTGCTTTTGCAGCGATTGCAGGGTGTTGGCGTGGCGTTCTTCCTCGGTGTAGAACGCCTCGTAGTAGGCGGCCATCGAGGTTTGGTATTTCTCCAAACCGCCCAGCGCGTCCACTATCTGGCTGGCTACATCGCCACCGGCTTGGCTCACGCCCAGCAACGATTTGCCCATCACATCGAACATGCCATTCACCACGGCGATGCTGCCCGATAAGCGCAGAAGGGTGTCGGCGGCGCCTTCACCTTCGCGCACGTATTGGAGGTTGACCACCGTAGCGGCTGCGCCGTCAGCGATGCTCTTGAACATCGCCTCGATGGCTTTCTTGTTGGCTTCGGCGTCGGCACCTAGCGCCAGGCGCACGTCTTGCGAGTACCCGGTTATGGCGTCCGTGCTGGCGCCCAGTGACTCGGCGAGCTGCGCGGTCTGCTTCTGGATGGCGTTAAACGTCTTGCCCAGCGCGTTGGATTGTTTGCTGTCGAGGTCGCTGTAGTTGGTGCCGCTGCTCTTACCGCTGGCGCCAATGCCGAACAAACCTTTGCTACCGTCGTTCTGCCAATCTTGGAAGTTGCGGCCGGAGAAGCCGTCGCTGTTGAACTTGCCGGTTAAGCCCTGGCCCGTGGTGTACTCTTTACCACCACCGAAGTCACCCAGCGCTGCGGCGCCGAGCAAGGCCCAACCCCACACAGGGATAGCGGCCAGCGCGGAGCCCACCGCGGAGCCTGCGGACAAGCCGGTGGCGACACCGGTTTGCCCTGCGGCGGTGTAGGCGGCGGCTGCGGCCGAGGTTTCGATGCCCGCGAAGCCTGCGGATATGCCGGTGCTGAAACTCCCGCCGATAGCGGATAGCGACGAGCCTGCAATCTCCACGGTGCCCAGGTAGCTACCTACTTTGCCGAGCAACCCGCTGCCCTCCACCGCTTTGGAGCCCAACGAACCGAAAGACCCGAACGAGCCAATCGCGCCGGACACGCCTTCGGTGACAGGCCGAATTAGCGCCTGCACCACAATGGAAATAGGTTTCTTGAGTTCTGCGATTATGACTTCGCGCAGCGCTTTCGCGCCCACTTCCCCGCCCTCCACGAGGCCCGTGGTGATGGCGTCGGCCACTGATTTATTCAGGGTGGCTAGGTTGTCTTTTGCCAGCTTGTCCACGGCACGCGCACCGGCTGCGGCTGCGGAGTCGTACACCTTGCTTGCCAGGTCGTCGCGCAGCTTGATGCGGGCGGCCAGCACGTCGTTGACGCCTTTTTCAAGAGCGGCCTCGGCCTCGGTACGCGGGCCCACGACGTTGGCGTACGCCTCGGCGCTTTTGGACAGTAGCTCGATAGCGTGGTCGTGCTCAAGCACGAACCCGGTCAAGCGTTCGGTTTCTGCGGCTGTGGCGGCGAGGTCGGCGCGGGCTTCGGGGGAGGCATAACGCATCGCGTCGTCCACACCGGTTTGCCGCGCAATGCGGGCCAGGTTCTCGGACTCTGAGCGCCAGAAGTCGTCGGACGCTTTTTGCGTCTTGGCGATTTCACCGCGCAGAGATACGAGCTGCAATTCGCGCAGCGTTTCAGCGCCATTCTTAACCTTGGTGGCGTTGTCGGCCAGCACCAGGCCGCGGGTGACTTCGGCTTGCGTGAGGTTGATAACCTCGGAGCGGTATTTGGCGAGCGCCTTGGTGTTGGCCTCAGTCTCACCCACTTTGCCCTTGTTAGATGCGAGCGCGTCGTCGTAGGAGGATTTGAGGGCGGCCAGGCGTTTGTAGTAGGCGTCGCTCTCGGCGGTGCCAGCACTGGCCAACAGCGCGAGCTTTTCACGCTCACCTTGCTCGATAGACGCCAGCTCGCGCTTTTGGAATTCGCCCTGCGTGATAAGCAAGCCCGAAGCGCGGGCCGCGGTCAGGCGCATTTCGTCGGCTTGCGACTGCGACAGCACGCTCAATCGGGAGGCCGCGCGCTGGCGCTCTTGCGCTATGAGGTTGTCGGACTCCACCTTGAACGAGCCAGCGCGGGGGCCCGCGGGCGGGTTGTACTTCTCGCGGATACCCGCGATGATTTCCGCGTGGCGCTTCTCGTTTTTGTTGGCGGGGCTTTCGCTGGCGTAGCGCAGGTTTTCTTTGTTGATTTCCCGCTGTAACAGCAACGCTTTGCCGAGGTACTTGTCGTGCTCTTTGTCCGCGTTTATCTCGGCTTCCACGTCTTTGGCTCTGCGCGCAGCGTAAGCCGCGGCCCGGCCTTTGGAGCTTTCGATATTCTGGTTGTACTCGACTTGCTTTTTCAGCGCGTTCACCACGCCTTGCTCGTAATCCACGTCGCGGTCACGGCCGCGGCGATCTGCACCGGTTGTGCCTTCGCGGTCTTTTATCACCTGGGCCAAACGAGCCTGCGCCACCTCCAGCGCGGATTTCACTTCGGCCACGGGGTCGGCGGTGCGCCCTACCCCTTTGAATTGGTCCCAGGCTGCGGCGGCGGCGGCGCCCAGCGATTTCCAAGCCTTCTCTGCGTAGCCGAGGTTTTCCACCTCGGCGGGCATTCGCTGCTCGATGGCGCTGGCCCATGCGTTTTGCGCGAGGGCGCCCGCCTCCAGCAGCTTGCCTTGCTCGGTGAGCGCTTTGATTTGCGCGTACACCGACTGCGTGAGGAAGTGGGTAGATTCGTTCAACCGCAGGCTCGCGGCGAGCGGGTCTTTGCCCAGCTCTGAGAACTGCTTGACGGTTTCGGCCACGGCGGTGCCGGTGGCCTTCTCGAAACGGATGGCTGCGGCGGATAGGCGCGTGAACTGGTCAGCGGCGACGTTGCCGGTGCTGGCGAATGCTGCGAGTGCTTGGGCGGCCGCGCCGATAGTGCTGCCCGACGCCTTGCTCACCTCGGCGGCCATGCCCTGCAAGCGGCCCACGGTGGTGCCAGCCATGTTGCCGGTGAGTATCAGCGACTTGTTGAATTCTTGCGCTTCCTGCGCGCCCTGGTAGTACGCAACCGCTAGGGTGCCGATGGCGGCGGCCGCTGCGGTGAATGGCGTAATGAGCCCCACCACGTAGGTGCCCATGGCCTTGGCGGCGTTGCCCACCCCACCGAACATATCTTTGAGCTGCCCGCCTTGTTGCAACAGCACGGTGAGCGGTTGCTGGCCCGATTGGAGCGATACGAAAATATCGGTGAACTGCGCCGGGACGTTGCGCAAGGCGTTAGATAACTGCCCCGCGGTGAGCCCCATTTCGTTGAGGCGCGGGGTGATCTTGCGCGCGGCGGCTTCGGTAGCGCCTGCGGCGGCTACGGCTGCGCTGGCTTGCCGCGCTTGTGCCACCTCGACAGCGCGGAGCTGGTCGAGGTATGGCTTGTATATGGACGGGTCGAGGCCCTTAGAGTTCGCTTTTAGCTCGAACTTTTCAGATAGCGCTTTGCCCGTCGCTTGGATGTCGATGGTGGCGTTTTTGAGCTGCGCCACCAGGGCTTTGGTCGCCCGGTCTGCGCCTTTCAACCCGGCTTCGGCGTTGGCGCCGATGCCGTTCATGGCCGCGCTCGCGCCGGACGCAGCTCCACCCAGGTCGTTGAGTGAGCGCTTTACCGCGTTGACACCAGTGGTGACCCCGCTTGCGTCTACGTCAACGACGATGGTGGATTTAATATCTGACATGCTCAGTCTTTTTTATTCAAAATGGCTAGGGCTTCGGACTCGATAACGCGAACGTCCTCGAACAGTTGCTCGTATTCGGCGTCAGTCAGATTTAGGCGGTCTAACCGGTGAAAAACTACGTTGTAGTCAATCCCGGTGGGACCACCCATTCCAATGCGCCATTGTGTGGAAACACTAGAAAAAAGAGCAATCGCTTTTTCGTTCTCGGGCCATATCTCTACGATTTCGTCGGCGTAGTCAGAAAGCGCGAAGCCGAAGGCGGATAGCTCTTTTTCGTCGTCGGGGGCCGCGTACAGAGCGCACGCAGCCTCTTTTAGTTTCCCAGGCGGGCGGCTGTCAGCTCGGACAGGTATTTCTCGATGATTGCGCGTGCGGCACCGAGGTAGTTTTCGGTCAGCTTTTCGACATTCGCTTTCTCGAATGCTTCCTCCAAATCCCAGCCCGAGGCGATGTCCATGAGCACATCGGTATCTTCGCGGCTGGTGAGCCCGTCCACGAACGCTTTGAACGCTTCGCGGGTGCGGCCTTTGAATGTGAACTCCACGTCAACGGCCTTGTCGCCGGGTACGGGAATCGCCACCTTGCACTTGAATGTGGGGTTTGCGGTGAGGGATAACTTTGGCTTTGCCATGATTTTGCTTTCTTATCGACAGGAAAAAGACCCGACAAGGTGCGACCAAGCGGGCATGAAAAAGCCCACCGAAGTGGGCTTGCGGCAACGTCTTAGGAGGCGTAGCGAACAGGGCGCGATTGCAGAGAGAACGTAGCGCTCACCTGCATCACTTGACCCTTGGACACGGACGGTGTTTCGTTCAAGGAAACGTACCCTTGGTACAGAATGAACGAGCCGTCAGGCATGGCGATCTTCAAAGCGCGAACAGCGCGGGCATCGCTCGCAGCTTTCAACGCGATGTAACCAGCCAGGGTTGGGTCATCGGCAATGTCAATCTTGATAGATTGCGCTGAGAAGATGGTCGGGATTTGCGTTTCGTAGTTCTGCTCCAAAAAGCTGAACGTAGCGAATTGCTGGTCACCGCCCGACGTCGAGAAGCCCATGATCTGGCTGATTTGCTGAAACGCCGTGATTTCCTGCGCAGTGCCGGTGCCTGAACCCGACGGGTACAGGGCGACGCTGGCGGTGTCGATACCGTCCAGGTTGAACGCATTGGTTACCGAACCCGCGACGCGAACGACACGGTTGTTCAGGTTGGACCAACCGGACACCATGCTCACGAGCGCGCCGTTGGCGAGGCCGTGCGCTGTGGAGGTTGCTACGCCGGGGTTGGCGTTGGTCAGTGCGGAAATGGTCTTGAGGGCACCATAGGTAGTTGCGAGAGAAACAATCGCGCCATCGGGTAAACGTGCTGCCATGAGAGGCTCCTTTTAAGTAAAAAAGCCCACTTGACGCGGGCATGAAAAAAGCCGCCCTGATTGCTCAAGGCGGCTTGCTTGTGTGGGCCGCTAGGCCCGAATTAGTCGGCTATCTGGTTGACCAGACAGAGAAATCTTGCAAGCTGGTGTAGACCAGCATGTCGTTGTCGTAGCCTGTGCTCGGCGCGCTCTGCGGCCGCGCTTGGAACGCGGTGGCCGACACCATGGCGCTCTCCACCAGCAACATGGTTGCGCTGGCGCTGGCGCGGGTGTTGGCCCACACGTTGATCTGGAACCGCCCGTTCTGCTTAGAGGGAACTGCGTTCTCCAAGTAGGTGAGCGCACGCCCGCCGATCTGGCTGTAAGTGATGTACGGCCGCGCCGTGGCAATGGGGGCCACGTCAGGGAAAACGCGGTTCGCCACCAGCCCACCGAGCGCAGTAAAAATATCGGCTTCGACGGTCATATGAACGCTTTCAGAATTCGCTCTTGCAGTTCTTTTTCCGCAGCCTTTACGGCTTCGGTGTTCTTGGCCTCATATGTGGCGCGCAGGAATGACCGGGGCGCGTGTTGTATGGGCCCGCCTTTGCGCAGCACGTAATAGGCGTCTTTAACCGCTTGCGACGCATTGCGTTTGGGCCTAGGCTTGCCGCGCATTTCGGGGCGTACCGCGGTCCACCACTGGCCTTTCTTGTCCAGGTAGCTCGCGTAGCGTTGCAACCACCCATACTCAAGTAGCTGCCCATGGAACGCCACCGGTGTGGCGCGGCCTTTGCCCTTGTTCCACGAAATGTGATACCGGGCGCTGTAGCCGTCAAGGCTTCGCTCTTTGACGTACTTCTGGAATATGGATTGACTCAGTATTCCGCTGTCTTTGATTGCGCCCGCGCGCAACCGCATTTCGTCGTAGTACACCTGTGCCGCGGCTTGCGCGGCCGGGCGAACAGAGTCCGCTATTGTTTGCCGTAACTTGTCCACCTGCGAGGTCAGCCCCGAGGTGTCGAAATCAAGTCGCAACATTGATGGCCTCGCACACCAAATCCACCGACACCTTGCGGGGGTCGGGTATCACCGCGTTGACCGCGAATACCTGCGTACCGAACACCACCCGCATGCCCGCGTTAAGGCCGGTGCGGTAGCGCAACCGGACACTGGCGCGCACCACAGAGGTGTCGGCACCTGATTTGATGGCGCTAATGCCGCTCTCGTGGCGCACGTCGGCCCACGTTGTTGTGGTGTCAAGCCATGACGTAGACGGCTGGCCTAGCGCGTCCTGCGTGGCCACAGGGGCTTGCAGGGTGACGCGGTGGCGTAGCTGCCCGGGGCTCATATCGCGCGCACCACATAGCGGTCCAGAAGTGCGTCCACGAAACTCATTTTCACGGTGGTGGACACGGCCCGCGCTGAGTAGGATTCCGCTTCGCGGTTCTCGAACAGCGCGCTGACTTGCAATTTAATCCACGCTTTGATTGACTCTGGCACGGCTGCGGCGTTGGCGTAACCGGCAACGTAGCGAACCGACACGGCGTTTACCTGGTCGCGGGTGGCGGGCCATTCACTGCCGTAAGCGGGGGTGATGTGGGCGTAGTCGTCGCCGTCAGCTGCGTCGAGCACGTAACCCGGGGCTGCGAGCGTTTGCAGCGCACCCGCTGTGTCGTAGTAGGTGACGCTGGTGATTGTCTGCACCGGGGTGCGGGTCAGCTCCAGTGCGTCGGGGAACTTGTCTAGCGTCATGTCCCACGTTTGCGTCATGAGCGCACGCCCGGTGTGTTGCTCGGCCATTTCCGTGGCGGCCACGATAAACGCGGTAATCAGGGCGTCCTCGTCCGTCGTGTCCACCCGCAGGTGTGCCTTGGCCTCGGCCAGGGTCACCGGTTGGGTGCCCGCAGCGGCGAATAGTTTGAGTGCCATGTGCTATTCCTAATGGGGTCTAGGCCGTCCAGCCATTACCGACGAGGGTTGCCACAGAGCCGCCAGCAGCCGATGTGTTGAACGTGATAGCGGCCCAGAGGTCGCCTGTGTACGTCGCCGCAAAGGTATGAATTGTTGTGAACGTGGTTGGTGTTGCTGTCCTGGCTACTTGACACAACACAGTCCCCGACGAACGGATAAACCGGATAACGTCGCCGTCTGCTGGTGCCAATGCCGTGTCTGGGTCTTGAGAACTACCGCCGCCCTCGTAGATCATTCGGTATGTGTCTGAGTTGTGGTTCAGAACTCCATACTTGTAGCCGCTTGCGCCGTCGTTGTATGCCGGGTTGGTCTGCGATGTGACAAGACCCACCATCCGAGTCGATGCTAGATCGTCCAGCGTGTAGATGCATCGCAGGCTACCGTCAACACCGCTTGGCATTTTGAGGTTAGACGTGCCGCAATGGTCCACGGTGTACGCCGCGCCCGTGTCGCATGTGTAGGTCCAGCCAACACCCGCGCTTCCTGATTCTGTAATCAAGCTGCCAGCAAACGCTGTCATTCTGACAAATGCGTCCGATAGCCCCGCGCTTGTAGACGCTGTTGCAGTTGAAGAATACGCGCCCGCTGTTGCGTTGTAGTTGGTGGCTCTAACCCGGAAATCGTAGCTGGTGCCTGCTGTCAACCCTGTCGCTGTGCCGCTTGCTGTTGTTGAAACCCCATCTGATACGGTGGTCCAGGTGCCAGCGCCCGCTGGTGAATACTGGATTTGATAATCCCGCACGGTGCCCGTTGCTGGTGCCGCCCAGGTTAGCGGCATGGATGTGTTGGTTGCCGTTCCAGTGGTTAGCCCTGTGACTTGCCCAGGTGCGGCCTCTCCCGCGTTGGCCTGCGCCGTGGCGATGCCGTTGGCCATGGTGGTACCCATTAGGCGCGCACCAGCGGCGTTGTAATGGAGCTGGTCCCCGCTGTCGTAGCCGGTGCCGATGGCCACTTTTGTGGCAAATGGGTAATTTGTGCCAATGGCGGTATGGGCTGCGTCGATGGCAGGATAACCACCCCGCGAAGATATGGCCTCTGGCATCATTTGACCCATAACGAACCATGCGCTAGACGCGCCTGTAATGCCTGCTTTCATGCCAGCGATTAACGCCGCCAATGCTGTCTGATACGTGGCTTGTGGCACGGTGTTTTCTCCGTCGCCCTCACCCTGTAACCAGCAAATACCCTTGAATGTAGACCCCGGAAAAGCCGCCACCGCCGCCGATATGGCCCGGTTGGCTTGGTCTATCGCGCTTAGGTAGTCGGCATCGTTGGAGCCGTAGGGGCTCCATGTTGTAGAGCCCGTTACAAGCGATGTGCCACCCCTTGCGAATGGGACTAAAAGCACTTTTCGGTTGTATAGGGCGTTATACCGTTTGGCGAAAAACATACCCGGTCCCACACCGTTGGGGGCCGCTACCGTATCCGGCATCGTCAACGGGTCGCTGCCTGCAAAGATGGTGCGGTAGGTGCCTGCGCCGGAGTAGCACCCGAACTGGTACACGTCGGCGTCTGTGGTGTCTATTCCCGCGCTGTACGTGCCACGGCCGGACATGTTCGATTGACCGGCCAACAACACAATGTCGTAGTAGTCTGGCATGACTGTTGCGCCGCTACCCGCTATCAACATGCGCAGGTAGTCGTTAAAAGTAAGCGGCATGGCTAGCTCCCGCTCACACCATAACCATCACCCTCGGTGTAGGGTGTCAAAGCGACTCCTGCCGGGTTAGCGCTGCGCGCCCGGGTGAGTGTGGTGGCGGCACCGTTGATGTTTGCGCCACCGCTTACCGCAATGGATAGGTTGCCCGATGCAGGCGGAATGAACGCCACACGGGGGCGCGGCGACAAGCCTGCGGGGATGGTTACCGTAAGCGCTGCGGTGCAAGCAAACACAGTGCCATCATCGGATGCCTTCAACGTGAAGCCCGCGTCCACCCGCGTCTGCCCGCTGTACGTGGTTTTGTCGATAGGCGGCGTGTACGTCGCTCCGCCTGTCAAAACGGTGTCGGCCAGCTTCGCGGCGACTAAGCCAGCCTCATTCGCGGCGTCAGTTACGAGGGCGTTGGCGGGGAATCCGTTCCACGCGGCTAAGAGTCGTACGGTCATAGCTTACTCCGGTGTGGTGGTGGGTGCCTGCGACAGCGCGTAGGCGACGGCTGCGGGGTCTGCGTCGAGCATTCCGTGGGCCACGCCGACTTCTACGTCGGCGGCGGGCAGTGTCACTACTTCACCGGCTTGGCCGAATCCGCAGTCACGTAATACGGCGGCTTTCACGTCGCCAGTTGTTGGTTTCTTTGTTGCCATTTGGGTTCTCCTAGTACACAGTAAAAAGCCCCCGGATTGCTCAGGGGGCTTGAACTGGGTGCTATGTTTTATGTAGCAGAGTTGATGTAGACCTTGACTGCCGCGGTGTCCAGCAAGTTGCCGCCCGAACGTGTCCAGCCGCAGAAGCCGACTTGGTTGCTCAGTGCGAACGCGGAGTCATCGAAGCGGCGCAGCACGGTGGTGTTGGCCACGTCACGGATGGTGTACTTGGAGAAGTCACCGAAGGCGATGGAGCGAGCGTTCGCCGCCATTACTGCAACGTCGTCGTTGATAGCCACGGGGAAACCGCACAAGGTGTCAGGTGCGCCAGCGATCACCGATGGCACCCAGATTGGGCGGCCTGTGGTGTCTTTCAGCTTGGACACGACAGCGACGGACAAGTCATTCATCATGTACTTGGCGCCAGCGCGGTAAGCGCGGTTTACGCTGTGCTTCAAGTCGATCAAGTCGTCGTAAATCACAGTCAGGGTTTGGCCGGTGATACCGGTCTTGCCTGTGCCGGAGCGGGGAATCACGCCGTCGGGCAGCGTGGTGCCTGCGCCGGTTGTGAAGTGCGTATTCTGGATACGCGCAATGCGGGTAGCCAAACGGTTGACCACGTAAGCCACCACGTCGATAGCGCTGTCCTGAATCAGTTCCAGGGGCAGTGCGATCTTGTTGGAGGTGTAGTAGAACGGGTTCAACGCGACGGTGCCGAACGTGATGTCCGCTGCGCCTGAGGCGGCGTTCTGGCCGACGATTGCGCCCACGTCAGCGGTGCCGTCAGAGGTTGGCCAGTTCATCGCCACACCGGTGGAGGTGGACAGGATGGTAGCCACGTCGCGCATGCCGCCGAAAGCCTTGAGCTTGTCGATGACCATGGCCGCGATTTCGGCCGGAACGGTAAAGCCGCCTTCGGTGGTGGTCGTGGTGGACATCGCGTTGCGGATTTGCAAGGCTTGTTCGGGGGTCACGTTGTTACCAAAGCGCAGGTACAGGGCCATTGCGGCGTTGGCTGTCATGTCCTCGATGTCGGCTGCGGCACCTTGCTTGCCGACGGATTGGGCTGCGTTCTCAAAGAACTTGTCAGCGTCCAGCTCGCGCATCTTCTCGATGTTCGTAATGGCGGCCTTGGCGGACGCAATTTCGGACGTGAAATTGTCGAACTTGGTTTGCTCCTCGGGCGACCAGTGCGCCGAACCTTTTTCGGCCAGGAGGGCGTTGGCTTGGATGGAGAAGTGAGCAATCTTCTCGCGGAGAGCTTGAATAGTTTTCATGGGGGTTCCAATAAAAAAGGGACTCAAAATGAGTCCCCGTTTGGGTTAGCAGTGACCGACTGCCAGCGGTTTCCTACCGCGAGAGCGCTAGAGAAGGGTGAGCCGCAAACGGTTGACGTTCGCGGTTGTCATAGAGGGTTGTTCAGGTTCCGGCTCGGGCTTCGGGGCCTGCTGTGGGGCCTTGGCGAATGCCGACAGGTTCCATGTGTTGGCGGCCTTGCCTTTGGACTCGGTGATGCTGTCAATGAAACCGTGGGCCAGGGCCTCGTCGGCTGTCATCCACGTTTCAGCGTCCATGAGCGCGGTGATTTCCGCGTCGGGCTTGCCGGTCTTGCCGGTGTAGTCGCCCACAATGGACAACTCGATTTTTTGCAGGAGGTCGGCGGTGTCGCGCATCGCGGTCTTGTCGCCCCACACCATGGTGCTGGCGTTGTGCACCATGAACAGCGCGCCTTGGGCCATGCGCACCTCTTTGCAGGACAGGGCGATGCTGGTGGCCGCGCTGGCGCACAGGGAGTCGATGTGCGCAACGGTGTTGCCTGCGAAGCGGTCAATGGCGGCCATGATGGCGCGGGACTCGAACACATCACCACCGGGGGAGTTGATGTAGACGTTCAGGGTCTTGGCGTTCCCGGCCTGCGCGATGGCGTCAACCACCTGGGCGGCGCTGACCCCCCAATCTGCGGAAATCATGTCGTAGATATAGAGGCTGGCCGAGCCTTCGGCTTTGTTGTGCGAGCCGACGACGGACGGCTTTGCGCGCGCCAGGTTGTCGATGTGGAGTTTGATGAGGGGGTTCATGGGGCTGGTGCCTCCTGTTTTTTGGCGGGGGCTGGCGCTGCGACGAGCGCAGCCTTGAATACCTCGTCGCCGCCCTCCACGGGGGCCATGCGTTTGATCTTGCGAATTTCGTTCACGGACATATAGCCGTCACCGGAGCCGGGCCCGCCGAGCGCGAGGCGGAATGCGTCACCTTGGGCTTTGGAGTCGCCTTCGATAAGGGCATCGCGGTAGAACTCAATGAACTTGCCGCTGTCCCGTGGGAACAGTTTGCGGTTCAGCTCTTGCTCGATCTTGCGCAGCCACGGTTGCAGGGTGTACTGCACGAAAGCGCGGCCGATTGACTCGATACCCGAGCCCCAGCTTGTGGCGCCGGTGGACTCGTTGATAAGGAAGCCGGGCACCCCGAAGGCGCGGGCGACGTCGAGCACCTGGAACTTGCGGGCCTCCAAGAGCTGGGCGTCGTCCGCGCTCAGACTCACCTCTTTGGCAGTCAAGCCTTCGGTGAGAACGAGCGGGATTCGGTGGGCGTTTTCAAGGCCCGCGTATTTGTTTTTGAATGCGGCTTGCAGAGTTTCGATCTGCTCTTTGGTCATCTTGCCTGGCGCGTTCAGGATGATCGAGGGGTGTGCCCCGTTTTCAAAGAACTTGCCGGAGTAGTTGTCCATGGCGATGGCGTTGCCAATCGCGTTGCGCGCGCCGTACTGGATGACCGACATGGAGCGCATCGTGGCGTCGTCAAAACCCAGGCCGGGGAAATGCAGGATGTCGGCTGGCTCGAACCAGGTCGCAATGCCGTGGGTGGGCATGTTGACGTAGTAGCGCACGCCCTCGGGTGTGCGTACAGGGCTCACGCAGCCCCACGGGAGGGGTAACAGCTCGCGTATCGCGCCACTCATGGCCCGACGTATCAAAACGAAGGCATCGCCCCGTAGGAGCTGCGCCATGCTGACACCCTCCCACATGGAGGCGCTGGTGTACATGCCCGAGCACTGCTCGTTGAGCAAATACCAAAGGGGGTCGCGGGGTTGGCGTTCTGGAATGTCGCCGTCGAGCCGGTAGACGTGCAGGGGCATCGAAATAATGGCCCCGCTGATTTTGGCAACGCATGCGGCCACCGCTGACACGCGCATAGCACTGGTTGCGCTCACCACGGCACCGCTTGCCGAGGCCCCGAATGCGTCCATGACGGCTTCGGAGTAGGTTACGTTTTGAGGGCGCACCTCTCCCTTGCCGATACCAAAGGCGTCGGCAATTCGGGTAAAAATGCTCATATCTCTACGAAACCTTGCGTAATGATTGTGTCGTCAATTTCAATCGGCATGACGCCTATCGCCATCGCTAAAGCCACCATACCGTCGATACGGCTGGATGCTTGAGCCTTGGCGAACTTGCGGGTGCCGGTTGTCGGCCCCTCTACCGCTATTGCGTTTTTGGCGCACATTTCAGTTATCGGGTGGTTCCCGTGCTTTAGTTGCCTAGCCAACAGCCGGGACTCCAGTTCGCGGAGAGCGGGGCTCATACTTACGAACCCCTGCCCGAAATCCTCGAACTTCTCTAATTCTTCTTCCGTGAAGCCGACGCGGACGAGCCACGGGGTTAGAAACCGCATGTTGTAGCGATCAAATGCCAGCTTCACGATGTCCACTCGGTCGAATAAACCGCGTAGATACTCCGCTATGTATTCGTACTCAATGGCGCGCCCGGGGGTGACATTTAAATACCCTTGGGTGTGCCACAAGTCGTAAGGCACGCGGTCGTGTTTCGACTTCTCCACCAGCCCGTCGCCTGGCAACCAATAAGCTGAGTGCACGTCACCGTCCTCGCTTACCAGCATGAGCGAGGTGAGGTCACTGACGGAGGACAAATCGAGTCCGCCGTACACCTTCTTACCTTCAAGGCTCGCAGGAGTTGCGCCGTTCTCAAGCCACACCGCCCTTGATACATAAGGGTTCTTTGACTCCACGCGCTGGTTGGCCACGAGGTTTCTAAAACTGTTCTCACGCGAGGGCATACGCTTTGCGTCGCTCGCCATTTTCAGAACCTCGTCGTGGTTCATTAAATGCCAATTGGGCTGCGCCTTCGCCAGCACCTCGGGGTCGAACGGGTCGTCATCCATGGGCACCGCGTACAGAATGCACTTGGTGCGCGGGTCGGCTTTCGTCATCGCGTCGTCAATGAGCGTTGACAGCAAATCGTTGGCACCGGGTGCCTGCGTGCTGATAACGATTGACAACGGCGATTCCTGCGCCGCGCTTGCGGTTTCTAGCGCCTCGAACAAATCCGACCTCGGCCCACGTACCGCCCCTAGCTCGTCGTGTATCACCAGGCTGGGGGATAGCCCCAGCGCGGTGGATGCGTCCGCCGACAGTGCCCGGTAAACCGTACCTAAGTCAGCGCACACAAGCTGCTTTCCGCTTTCCTTGATGCTTACGTACTGAGACAGCTCGGCGGACATTCGCACCATCTTTGCGGCCAACGCAAACAAAATAGCCGCTTGGTCCCGGCTCTGTGCCGCGGAGTAGAGCTGGCCGTTAGGCTTCGCTTCTGGCCCCACCAAGTGCAACAGCAACAGCATCGCCGAGAAACTTGTTTTGCCGTTCTTACGCGGCAAACTGCACAGGAACATACGGGTCGGCGATCCGTATATAAGCTCCATCCAGTGCAATTGCGCAGGACTCAGCTTTACCGGCTTTCCGACTAACCTACCTTCGGGCACACGCAAGTGCGCGTGTATCCAATCTACATTCCGCTTGGCCCGCGCCGAGAGCTTTACGCTTCTAGTGCTATTTCCCACGGCTTGCGGCCCTTGGGTGAGTTGACCTGCGACCGGGCTACGGTCTGTTGGTCAATAGCCTGGCGCGTGATGCGCAAGCGGGTAGCTAAACTTGATGCGGCCCGACTCTCGCGCTCGGACATACCGAGCAATTTGTCGTACCGCTTTAATCCCTCGTCGTCCGCCATCCAGGCCCGGTCGAAATTAGCCAACTCGTCGGCCAGAATTCGGGCGTGCACGATGTGCCTGCAATACAGCTCCAGCAGCGGGGCATGCGTGGCAGTGAACGCGCTCGCGGGCTGGTCATTGACCACCTCGCACCACACGGACTGCTCCGCGTCGCTCATGTGGCGCGGGGCGTTGAGCCGGTGTACGGCACTTACGGGCGCACCTAGGGCTACTGCGGCTAACTGTGCAGCAGATTTTCTACCCCTTGAGGTTGCCATGTGTCTGATTTTTCGCTGTTACAACGCCTACATAGGCATTGTGTGTTTTCATAACTGTGCGCACCGCCTTTAGAGAGCGGCTTTACGTGGTCTAGTTCCGGCGCGTCATCGTCGTAGGTGCCACGTTTCGATTTCGGTGTGGGGCTGCCACACTCTTTGCAGCACCACCCATCCCGGTCGAACACCACGAAGGGGTCTAGCTTGTTTGCGGCGTATATCGCTTTCCGTTTGTCGCGGCGGATAGCCCGGTACGCGCGGGCGGCTGACTCGAAACACGGCGCGCAGCACTTGCTATTCCGCGACCCGAACATCGGGCAGAACTTGCCCTCGCACCCCGCACACTTAACTTCGCGCGCAGCTTTCGCGTGGGCTTCGCGCGCCCTTTCCGGGTACGCCTGTTTCGCTGCGGCGTTGCTACATGCCACGCTACAAAAAGTGCCGTTCGCTTTCCGCGCCGTCCACAGCTTTGCGCAGTTGGCGCAGGTCTTGAAATACACCGCCGATTGCGGTAAGTAGTTTTCTTTCTGCGCCTTGTGCTTGGCGTCGAAGGTGCACGCCCTGGAACAGTAAGTGCTTCTGTTTGCAGCTTTTGCGCGGTACTCAACCCCGCAGTTTTTGCACGTCGGATTCGGCACTCGGCGCGCCATGTTCCGGCAAGCGTCGCCGCAGTGTTTTTGGCCTGAACGGGGCGTAAAAAAGCCGCTACAAAAGCGGCATCTGATTTGTTCTTTTTCGGCACGCGGTTTAGGTTTGTACCTTGACGCGTAGTAGTGCGGTTGACATAATGCCTTGCACTTCACCACCCTCTCACACCCAACCACCGAGCATGCCTGCTTCACGCCGTCTACGAGGTGGACGAAACTACCCCCTCCGCTGCCACATGACAGCCGAAAGTAGCTTTTCTCCACAAGTCGAATTTACCTTTTCTGGTTAGCTTTAGCTGCTAAGTGG